CCTTGCGCCCTCGTCCCGCACCGTTCTTCCCGGCGGTCAGCCAGCCGGCCAGCCAGCCGGTGCCGCCGCGCATGCTGCGCGAGGCGATGACCTCCACGTGCGGCAATTCACTCGACTTGCGGGGCGGGCGCACGCACGCCACGAGGGTGACGTTCGCGCCGTCCGCGCTGAACTTGACCGCATACGAGTTGTAGCCATCCATGCAGGGCTTGTCGGTCTTGCACTTGGCCCACTCGTCAACATCGATATCGGACAGCGCGCCGGCCTGATCGTTCCACCAGCCGAGACGTTCGCGGGCGAAACCGTCCGGCGTCATCTTCTCCGACTCGGAAACGACCACGCTTTTCAACAGGCGGGTGCCGAGCGATGGATTGTACCGGTACCAGCGTTGCTGGTCGTGCACGTCGCCGATCTCGGTCGCCGCCCATTCGAACCAGCACAGGTTCTTCGGCGGCTTGTCGCGATGCGCGTTGCGGCGCATGCGCGCGAACACCGTGCCCGGCGAAGTCGGCGGGGTCGGCGTGCCCGTGTAGATGGTCAACGGATTGCCCGAGGGTGCCGACGAGATGGCGGGCTGTATGGCCTCCATCTGCTCGTCGGTCAGCTCCTGCGCCTCGTCGCACACCAGCACGTCCACCGTGAAGCCACGGCCCGAACTCTTCGAACGGGCGATGAACTCAATGCTGCCACCGTTCTTCAACACGATGGCCTCCTGACCGTTCGTGGCCCGGATATAGGTGACCAACTCCGCCAGTTCGGGGAACTTGCGCGCGTTCTCGAAGTAGTATTTCATACGCAGGAAATGCTTGCGGCAGGTCTTCACCTCATGCGCCGTATGCAGAATCTTCATGCCGAGGATCGCGGCAAGGTACAGCTCCGTGAACTCGAGAATCGCGTTCTTGCCGTTCTGACGCGGCACCGCGCACCCGCAATCCGACGCCGCCCATTGCAGCTTCGAATCCGTGGCGAGCCAACCCTCAAGCACGATGCGCTGCCACTTGTCCGGCTTCATATCGTAGCCGGCAGCGAGCGCGCACGCCTCTCCTCCCTCGGACTGCACGTGCTTGGGAACCAGAGCGAAGCTAGGTTCCTGTACGCCTCTTCGTCTTGCCACCCTCGATCACCCTCAGCTTCCGTCGTTCGGCTATCTCGTCAAGCGGCGTATGCCGCTCCTGCTTCTGGACTTCCGCCGGCATGATCTGGCTGCGCGCGGCGGGCGTGATCCCGTAATCCTGCAACAGCTTGTTCAGTATGGGCACGCTGGCGAAATTGCCGGAACCCCAGATGTCCGCGTGGATCAGGGCGGCGTTCATGAGGTTGTCCCAGTCGGCCTCCGTCCACGAGTCCGCGCCTGGAGTGGAAGCCAAATGCTCCCACCATCGCACGGTCGCCTCGGGCCATTCGATGCCGTCAGGCAACTGTGGCTGCGTTATCGTGGTCTTGGCCAACTGGATCACCTCGAATCAATGTCTAGGAGCCGCTGGAGCGGCTAGCGCGAGCGGAACCGGCGGCACGAGAGAAATCAAACTCGCCCTGCACGTATCTCGGACGCATGACAATCACCTCCCTCGGGAAAATCAGGAGCCTGAGGAACGCGAGCCTCCGCGAGAAAAAGCGCTGCGGATACGACCGGCCACATTACGCACCGCACTACCGGCACGCTGGAACAGGTTTCGCATAATCCACCTCCCTCCAAGCACGAAAATCGGACAGGAAAAAATCAGGAGCCGGAAGAGCGGGAAGCGGTTCTGCTGTTGGCCCGTTTCATCGATAGGATTTTCTTCGCCCACGGTTTTCTCGCTTTTGCTGCGCGCTCAAGAGTTGGATCGTGGATGGCCCCGGATTCGACCAATTTGCGGTAATCGGCGAGTGCTTTTCTTTGACGTCGGGATTGTTCCTCGTCCTTAAGTGGATAATGAAAGTTACCTCTTCGGTCAATGGTGAAATCTGGAGTGACCTTGATACCGCGTTCGGCGGCGTATTCACTGAAGGTCTGGGATTTACGCGCCATGAAAGTCTCTCTTCAATGGAAAAGCCGCCCCATAGGGACGGCTTGAACGAAAATATTGTTACCGGTTCACGATCCGCTCGATCGCGACGCGGAACGGGACGCACTCACACGCAGGGCGGATACACCGCCACCGGATGAACCGGAAGAGCGACGTCCATACCCCGTATAGCGGATATCGTTGGTGCTCGCGTAACGGACTCGCCTCATAACTCGCCTCCCAGCTTCCGAGCGACGGCCATGCCGTCCAGATACTTGTCGCCGAGCTTGCGAAGACCGTACTCGGCGAGGAAAGAGTCTTTATCGTCGCGCAAGGGGAATGCGATGGCGAACCAGTGTTCGGAATCGGTCGGCTCGACAAGCTTTTCCGGGCTGCGAGCCGAAACCAGCGCCTTGTGCAGAGCGGAGAGCTCGGCGAGGCAATCCTTTTCCAGATCATCGGTGTACTTGACGCCGGCGAGCGGGTCGGGCGTCTTCTCCGCGAAACCGAGACCGCCGACGAACCCCACACCGGCACCGAACGCCACGGCAGACGACCTGGCCGGCTTGTACGGGGCAAGCCTGTCGGCGATGTCACGGTACGCATAGATTCGGTGTTCCTCGCCGAAACCAAAACGCTCACGCCACCGCGTCATCTCGGCGGGGGAGGGGAAGCACAGGCACAGCCAGAATTCGGTGTCGGTCGCATCCACGAAACGCTTGCGCTCCGCACGGGCGCGCTCCCGGTACTCCTTCGCGTTCTCGTCCAGATTCTCCGGCACCGGCTTCACACGCTTGCCCTTGGGTTTTCTCTTCGAAAAGTCGAATCGGAAATCACCTGACATGATCCACCTCCAACAAGGGGAACCATTCAAGCAGCGTCGCGTAATCGTCCGGAGCCTTGTCCTTGAGCACCTTGGTGAACCTCTTATCGATGCCGTCGAACGAACGACCGAACCACGCATAATCACACGGCAGCTCGATATCATGCGATCTGATGCAGTCCAATACCTCGCCCTTGAGCCAATCACCGATAGGACTGACCTTCTTGAGGTTGCGCCGCCAGTACCCGTACTGGACGAACGCGCCGCGACGCTGAATCGAATCGGCCGCACGCACGCCATCCGCGCACCACGTGCTCTTATCCAAGCCCACGTCGGCGCGGATGAAATCCCACATCTGCTCATACGACGGCTCAGGCAACCGCGCCGCCTCGATAAACCTCAACCGTTCGGGAGCCTGAAACACCGCATTGTTCAGCCACCGGTACAGCGACGGGTGCGGATACCTTTTGATTCGGGTCTGGAACTTCTGCTCGAAATAATCCAGCTCCTCGTCCACGAACCTCAAACCGGGCACATAGTACAAATACGCGGGAACGACCTCGATGCCCATATCCCGCATCGCCAGCCACGCGGCTATGGAATCCTTGCCGCACGAAAACGCCAACAACACGGGCCTGCCATCAGCGGCCAGCTTCTCGCGCACCGCCAGACTCGTACCCTGATTGCGGATAACCGTGGTCACTTCGGCCACCTCCTTCCCGTCATGCGAATAAACCGCGAACGCGAATAAAACTCGACACCGGCACGCCGGAAACTCGACTCCGACGACTCCACGAACACATGCAACCCATGTCCACTGGACGAAACCTCCGCATAGATCACATCCGGCAACAGCTCCAACGCCTTCGCGGGCGGACTGGTCAAATCAACATGGTCGAAATCCCAGCACGCAAGCCCATCGCCGAGCATGATGCCATAGCCGTCGCCGGCCTTCGAGCGCATGACCTCCGGGTATGACGCCCAGGTATCGGGATCAGTCGAACTGGCTGGTGACCCATCGCACATAATCGGGCGCTTGCCATCGGCGCGCACCCAACGGCGCAATGCCTTGAGTTCCTGCGGTATCTGATGTTTGCGGCTCCACGCCTTGCGGCATCTGTCCGAGCAAAACAGTCTCGGACGCCTAGGGTTCGGTGTGGATTGAAAGAAATGGCCGCAATTCCTACATTGGTTGACCATAGCTATAACTATAGCATATATTCCAATGGGTTGCAACCATAATTTCGTGACATATCAAAACTGCGGAGAATCAAACGTAACAGCCTCGAAAACAAGCGAGGCAAAAGTGTCAAACCAGCTCCGAAACGGCTCGCACAGGCGCTCGCAGGCACCCCAACGGCCAAACGTACGATACTCCACGCGGATTTGCGGGGGGACGGCGGCGCTATGACCTGTGGGGAGCCTTGCATGGGAGGGGGAGGGTATGGCCCCCGGTTACCATTGGCGGCTGATTGGGATGGTGTTTTGTGGTTGTTTTTTTGTGTTTTGGTGGCCTGTGGTGTTGGCGATTATTTTGTTGCTTTTTCTTTGGTTGCAGATTCTGTGTGTGAGTTGTGTGTTGTCATAGCTGGTTGGTGATCCGCCTCGGCTGTATGGGATGATCTCATCGAGTTCGCAGCTGAGTGGGTGTGGTGTTTTGAGTGTGAGGTCTATGGGTTTGCCGCACAGCGGGCAGATCGGTATTGGTCCTTCGGCTGCGATGTGTCTGGCCTTGCATTTGCGGCGGGCTGCTCCATTTTGGTATCGGCCTGAGCCTGCCTTGTTGCTCATGTTCCCATCCTGTGTGTTTGGTGGCTTGGGCGAGATTCGAATTCGCGATCCAGTGGCAGTGTTTACTGGATGTCACGCTATCCCAGCGTGACCGGTTAGTCCTCTACCGTACGCAAGCCGTGGCGGGCTGACTGGCACCGGCGCTTTGGACGCTGCCGGCGGAGTACTCTCAGCCCATGAGATACGGAGGATATGAGTAAAGCCCCTGAGATGTATGTCCCAGAGGCTTTCACACTTATCCTGATACGGAGTATACCACGGGGTGGATTCACCCTACTCCTGTCTGTGTTTTGTTTTTTTCAGGCGGCTTGGATGGTGAGGCGTCCGCCGAGGGCGTGGATTACCTTGGCGATGGTCTGGAAGCTGGGGTTTCCGTCCTTGCTGAGGCTTTTGTAGAGGCTTTCGCGCCCCACGCCCGCGTCCTTGGCGATCTGGGTCATGCCTCGAGCCTTGGCGACGTTGCCGAGTGCGGCCTGCATGAGTGCGGGGTCGTCGTATTCGGCTATGGCGTTGAGGTAGGCGATGATGTCCTGTTCGTTTTCGAGGTATTCGCTGGTGTCGTAGTCGGTGATTTCGGTGCTCATTGCTGCTCCTTGTAGTCGTCGAGTATGGCGTGGGCTTGTTTGATGTCGGTCTGCTGGGTGCTTTTGTCGCCGCCTGCGAGCAGCAGCATGAGCACGTTGCCGCGCGTGGTGAAGTAGACGCGGTATCCGGCTCCGATGTGGAACCGCATCTCGCTGACCGGGCCTCCCACGGGTTTGATGTCGCCGAACGGCCTGCCGGCGAGCTTGCAGGCGTCGAGCCGGGCTTGGATGGCGGCTTTCGCCTCGCGGTTCCTGAGTTTCTTGAACCACTTGCGGTATTCGGCGGTTTGCTTGATTTCCATACCCTTATTGTATCTCACAGGCTACACTATGTCAAGCCGGGCGGCCGCTGGAACCCATCGCCAACGCCAGAATCTCCCGTATGTTGAACTCCCAGTAGCCGTCATCGACCGGCTTGCTGCTGGGCAGCTTGCCGCGGTTGAGCCAGTTGCTGATCTGCTTGCGGCTGACCTCGTATCCGTAGTTGTCCTTGAGCCACTGGCTCATGCCCGCAGGGGTCTTGGTCAGGTGGATTGCCTCGGCCTTGTCTCGGCTCTGCTCGCGCAGCTCGACCACGTTGATTGGGTTGCCGCATTTGCATAGCAGCAGCGATTCTCCCTTCGCGGCCATGACCTCGCGTCCGCATTCGGGGCAGACGCCGATTATCCGGCGCGTGCGCGGCCTGCGGTCCACGAGCGGTTCGATGCGCTCGCAGGTGTGGATGAGCCATGTCAGCCAATGTCCCGAGCGACTGGCGCGGCATAGGTCGGGCAGTCGTCGTGGCGAGTCCCTGAGCAGGGTCTGCCATCTCGGACGGCTTTCCACGCCGGTTTCGTTCCACATGTCCTGCAAGCCGTCCTCGATCTGGTCGAGCATGTCCTGCGCGTGGAGGTTGATGGGCGCGGGCGCCGCGCCCGACCCCGCGTTGGTGTTAAAGCCGGCCGGCCAGCCCAGCAGGCTGATCACCGGAAAGCCCATACGCTCAATGGCCATGGCCAGCAGCG